ACGCCGGGGCTGCGAGCGAACCGGTGGACCATCGTCACCGAGGAGCAGCAGAAGGCTCCGGCCAGGACATCGTCGTCGTCCAGGGCGAAGCTGACCGTGGTCAAGGATGCCTGAGAGCACGACCGACGAGTGGGTCGTTGCCTGGCCGACCCTCGGGTTCCTCATCGCCGATTGGGTCGAGGCGCACTGCAGTGTCCCCGACGGTTTCCGCAAGGGCGACCCGTTCGAGATGTACCGGTGGCAGCTGTGGTGCACCGTCAACCACTATCGGGTCAGGCCGAAGGCGACGGTCGGGCAGCTCTCAACGGCGTTCGAGTATCGGCGCACCCAGGCGGTTGCTCCGCAGAAGACCGGGAAGGGTCCTTGGTCGGCGACGCTGATCGCGACCGAAGCGGTCGGGCCGGCCGTGTTCGACGGGTGGGCTGAGGGCGGCGAAGCGTACGACTGTGCCGATCATGGCTGCCGCTGCGGGTGGGGGTACGAGTACCAGCCGGGCGAGTCGATGGGCCGTCCGTGGCCGACCCCGCTGATCCAGCTGGTTGCCACGGCCGAGGATCAGACCGACAACGTGTACCGGCCTCTGCAGGCCATGATCCGTGGCGGCGAGCTCGGCCGGCAGATGAAGGTCGGCGAGCAGTTCATCCGGCTTCCCAACGACGGCCGCATCGACGTGGTCACTTCGAGTGCGACGTCGCGGCTGGGGAACCCGATCACGTTCGCGCTGCAGGACGAGACCGGGGTTTACACCAAGCAGAACAGGATGCTCGGTGTCGCCGAGACGATGCGACGCGGCCTGGCCGGCATGGGCGGCCGGGCGATGGAGACCACCAACGCGTGGGATCCGACCGAGGACTCCACCGCGCAGCGCACCGCCGAGTCGTTGCGTCCCGACATCTGGCGGTTCCACCGGCTCCCACCGGCGAAGCTGTCCTACCGCAACAAGCGCGAGAGGGCGCGGATCCACCGGCACGTCTACGAGGGGTCCGAGCACGTCGACCTGGACGCGATCGAAGCTGAGGCGGCCGAGCTCCTCGAGCACGACCCGGCCCAGGCCGAACGGTTCTTCGGCAACCGGCTGGTGCAGGGCAAGGGGACCTGGCTCAAGGACGGCTTGTGGTCTGGTGGGCTCGGTGACCGTGAGGTCGACGACGGCGCTGCGGTGTGTGGCGGGTTCGACGGTTCGGACACCGACGACTGGACGGTGATCCGGCTCGAGACGCTCGACGGGTTCCAGTTCACCCCGACGTACGGTCCTGACCGGCGGCCGACGATCTGGAACCCGGCCGAGTGGGGCGGGGAGATCCCGCGGTCCGAGGTGCATGCCGCCTGGGCGGAGATCGCTAAGCGTTTCCGGCTGGTGCGGATCTACTGCGACCCGCCCGGGTGGGCGTCCGAGGTCGAGGACTGGGCGGTCCGCTACGGCGACGAGCATTTCATCCGTTGGGAGACCTACCGGCCGAAGCCGATGCATGCCGCGCTGACCAGGTTCGTCACCGACCTGCGTACCGGACGGTTCGAGCACGACGGCTGCGAGGTCACCGGCCTGCATGTCGGCAATGCGCGCAAGGCTGCGCGGCCCGGCGACCGGTACGTGCTGGCCAAGCCTTCCCCAACCCAGAAGATCGATGCGGCGATGTCGTCGGTCCTTGCCCATGAAGCCGCCAGTGACGCGGTCGCGGCCGGCGAGGGCATCGACGAGCCCGAGTGGGCCTACACCGCCTGACCAGGAGGGCCGCATGCCGATCTCTGAGATGGCAGCGGTCCGGCTGGTGGAGCGGCTCGCCCGTGAGCTGCAGCAGCGGCAGCGGCACATCAACGATTGGAATGACCTTTACAACGGGCAGCATCGGCTCGTGTTCGCGTCGGATACGTGGGAGAAGTTCCACGCCGACCGGTACGCGAACTTCGCAGATAACTGGTGCGGGGTCGTCGCCAACTCTCCGGCTGAACGGCTGGTGCTGTCCGGTATCCGGATGCCGGACAGCACCTGACGACGAGCTGTGGCGGGTCTGGCAGGTCAACGGCGGCGATGCGGAGTCCTCGGCGGCGTTCATCGACGTCCAGGTGGCCAGCCGGTCGTTCGCCCTGGTCTGGGGTGACGATCCGGTGGAGGTCACGTTCGAGTCGCCGTCCGAGGTGATCGTCGCCTACGAGCCGGGGTCGCACCGCAAGCGCACTGCCGCGTTGAAGGTGTGGCAGGAAGACGAGCACGTCGAGCATGCCACCCTCTACCTCGCCGACGAGGTGTGGAAGTTCAAGCGGCTGACCAACGCCACCGAGCTCGAGATCCCCGGCAAGGACCCGATCCGGTGGCGGCCCCGGGAGCTGCCGGACGAACCCAACCCGCAGCGCAACCCGATGGGTGAGGTGCCGGTCGTTGAGTTGCCGAACCGTCCACGTCTCGACGGCACGGCGGTGTCCGAGGTGGCCGGGGTCGGCTCGATGCAGCATGCGATCAACCTGCTGTGGGCTTACCTGTTCACCACCGCAGACTTCGCCAGCTTCCCGCAGCGTGTCGTGATGGGTCAGGACAAGCCCAAGATCCCGGTGCTGGACGAGGACGGCCAGGTCGTCGGCCAACGTGACGTGCCGCTCGAAAGGTTCGGGCAGGACCGGGTCGTGTGGCTGACCGGCCAGAAAACCAGCATCGACCAGTGGGACGCGGCCGACCTCAAGCAGTTCACCGACATCATCGAGGTCCAGGTCGGCCATGTCGCCGCCCAGACCCGTACCCCGCAGCACTACCTGGTCGGGAAGATGGCCAACCTGTCGGCGGAGGCGCTGGTCGCCGCCGAGTCCGGGCTGGTGAAGAAGGTCGAGGAGCAGCAGATGTTCCTCGGCCCGCGGATCCAGGAGATCTTCCGGCTCGTGGCGCTTGCCAAGGACGACCGCGGCAAGGCTGACGCGATCATGGCCGGCAAGGTGCTGTGGCGCGACGCCGAGTCCCGCTCGGAGACCCAGGTTGCCGACAAGATCATCAAGCTCCGGCAGGCCGGGTTCCCGTTCAAGTACCTGATCGAGGAGTACGGGGTATCCCCGACCGACGCGGCCCGGATCATCCGTCTGAAGAACGAAGAGTTGCAGGAGGCCGCACAGCGTGACGTCGCCGCACTCATGGGCGGCACCGGCCTCGGTGACGGTGGCGAGTGACCGTCCAGCAGGTTGCCTCGTCGTTCCATGATGAGCTGCAGACCGCAGCTGCCGGGACGGCGGCACGGGTTGCCGGTCTCTGGCGGCAGGTAGACCCGTCCGCGATCATCGACTCGTGGTCCGAGCTCCTCCCTGAGGCGGTCGCTGACGTCGCTGTCGGGCAGGCCGCCGCCGCCACGGCCGGTTCCACCTACACCGCCTCGATCGTCCGCGAACAGGGTCTGGACTTCCCCGTCCGTGAGGCCAACCCGCGCGCTCTGTCCGGTGTCGCCTCCGACGGACGTCCCCTCGAAACCCTGTTCGCGTTGCCTGCCCATCAGACGGTCGGCCGGATCGGCCGCGGCCAGGGCACGCAGGAAGCGATGGAGTCGACCCGGCGGCATCTGATGATGTTCGCCGCAACCCAGGCCCAGGATGCCGGACGCCAATCGGCGTCGGTCGGGATGGTCGGCACCCGCCAGCTCGGCGGCTACCGCCGGCAGCTCACCCCGCCGTCCTGTGCCCGCTGCGCGATCCTGGCAGGGAAGTGGTTCCGGTGGAACCAAGGGTTCCAACGGCATCCATCTTGCGACTGCGTCCACGTTCCTTCGGTCGGAGAGTCGGCCGATGTGGGCGGGCTGGAGACCTTCGACCCGCAGGCCCACTTCAACAGCCTCCCGGCCGCCGAACAGGACCGGGTGTTCACCCAGGCCGGCGCGCAGGCCATCCGCGACGGCGCCAACATGAACCTCGTCGTCAACGCCAGACGCGGCCTGCGCACCACCGCAGCCTACGGACGCAAGATCTCGACCACCCTTGAGGGCACCACCTCGAGGGCGATGTCAGCCCGGATCATGAACCAGGAGCTGGACGTCCAGTTCGGCCGCCGGCGTCAGGGCGACCGCAGCCGCCGCATCAACGTCCCGCGGCTGACTCCCGAGCAGATCTACGCCGATGCCTCGTCCCGTGAGGACGCGATCCGCCTCCTCGGCCGGTTCGGGTATCTCGGCGGGTGGGCGCCACGGATCAGGCCTACGAGGGCCTGACGTCCCTGGCCGACCGCAACGGTCGGCCTCGATACGAAGGAGACGCGCAATGCGTCACGCACGCACACGGCAGCAGCAGTTCGTCATCGACCCGGAGACCGGCAAGCGGTATCCGGTGCCCGCCGGCGGCGCCGGCGAAGGCGGAGACGGCGCCGGGGACGGGGAAGAGGGGGCCGGCGACGGCGACGGCGAAGGTGCCGGCGAAGGCGAGGGAGACGGCGACGGGGATGGTGACGGGGAGGGCGACGACGACGCCCCGCTCGGTCCGGCCGGTGAGAA